AACTTCTTCTGCTCGCCGTAAGACTGGCCCCAAAGCAATTAAACACGCAGTCACAGCTTCAGGTAAACGAAGGAAGTCTACAAGAAAAGCTTGACAACCGTTAAAAAGTATGCTATAATAAAACTATAGTTAACAACATTAGAGGAAACTATGAACACTGAGCTTGAAACCTACTTCGACAACTACTTCGAACTCTTCAATTCCGAAGGTTTCAAACAACTCATACAAGAGTTATCTAATAATGCACAAAATTTAGCTGACATTCAAACAGTTAAAGACACAAAAGATTTATATTTCCGTAAAGGCCAAGTTGCTGCTCTTGCTTCTGTAATTAACCTTCAAGGTACTATAGAAGCAGCTAAAGAGCAAGCAGAAGCCGAAGAAGAAGATCCTGTAGATGTTTAAAATTTATGACTTCCGTTGTACTAACGGACATGTCTTTGAAGAAATGGTAGAAAGTGGTATTACAACCAGTAGGTGCGGTTGTGGTGCTAACGCTACTAAAATGGTATCTGCCCCGTCTTTTCACCTTGATGGCTCTACTGGGGACTTTCCCGGTCAGCATATGAAGTGGGTACGAGAACACGAAAAAGCAGGTAAAAAGAAGTCTCCACAATGATTATAATCACGGAGTTTAATTATGTCAAGAGCAACAATGCTTGATCCACAACCTGAAGAGGAAAATGTGGACACCATTGAAAACGAAGTTGATGAGATTCAACAAGAAACAGAAGTTGAGCAACCTCAAACAGAAAAACCTACAGTTCCTGAGAAGTACCAAGGTAAGTCTCTAGAAGAAGTTGTACAGATGCACCAAGAGGCTGAAAAGCTTTTAGGTCGTCAGTCCTCTGAAGTAGGAGAGCTTCGTAAGGTTGTAGATGATTACATTAGTAGTCAAACACAACCACCAGCACCTCAACAGCAACACGTTGAGCCTGAAAACGATATAGACTATTTTACAGATCCTCAAGCCGCTGTTAATCGTGCAATTGAAAATCATCCTAAAATTAAAGAAGCACAACAGTACACAGAACAGTACAAAAAACAGTCATCTTTGGCTACGCTTCAAGCTAAACATCCAGATATGCAACAAATTCTTAGCGATCCTAAGTTTGCTGAATGGATTAAAGCATCAAAAATTAGGACTCAATTGTTTGTAGCCGCTGACCAACAGTACGATGCTGACGCTGCTGATGAGCTTTTTTCACTCTGGAAAGAACGAAAAACAGTTGCACAGCAAACTGCTAAAGTTGAAAAACAAGCACGTAAGCAAACACTCAGGGCAGCTAATACAGGCAATGCACGAGGCAGTGCTGAAGGTAGTCGTAAGAAGGTATATCGTAGGGCCGACATTATTAAACTAATGAAAAATGACCCTGATCGTTATCAAGCTTTGTCAGACGAAATTATGGCAGCTTATGCGGAGGGTCGAGTCAAATAATCTAGGAGATTGACATGGCTACTGCAACTTATCCGGGCGCAGCTGGTAATACTGCGAAGACTGAAGCGGCAACGTTTATTCCAGAAATCTGGAGTGACGAAATCATTGCTGCCTATCAAAAGAACCTAAAAATGGCTCCACTTGTCAAGCGTATCGCTATGAATGGCAAGAAGGGCGACAAGCTTCACATTCCTAAGCCCACTCGTGGTGATGCAAATGCTAAGGCTGCTGACACTGCAGTTACTATCATTGCAAACACTGAGAGCGAACTGACTGTTGATATCGACCGTCACTTCGAGTACTCACGTCTTATCGAAGACATCGTTGAAGTACAGGCGCTTTCTAGCCTCCGTCAGTTCTATACTGAAGACGCTGGTTACGCTCTTGCTACTAAGATCGACACTGACCTCCACTCTTGTGGTACTGGTTTTGGTGACGGCGGTTCTGTTGTGTTCTCTGACTCAGTAGCTCCTACTGACTATCAGCACACTGGTTGTTTCTTCAACGACGGTGGCACAACTACTCAGTACACTGACGACACTATTGTTCCAGCAGATGTGTTTACTGATGCGTTCTTCCGTGACATGATTCAGAAGCTTGACGACAACAACGTACCAATGGAAGACCGTGTACTTGTCATTCCACCTTCTGTTCGTAACACTATCATGGGTATCGACCGTTACGTGTCTTCTGATTTTGTTTCAGGACAGAGCGTACAGTCTGGTCTTATTGGTAACCTTTATGGTGTAGACGTTTACGTTTCAGCCAACTGTGCAACTATCGAAGCTGCTGCAGACAATACTGCAGGATCTGCCGATACTCGTGCAGCACTTCTGTTCCACAAAGACGCTATTGTTATGGCAGAGCAGCAAGCTGTACGTTCACAAACCCAGTACAAGCAGGAATACCTCTCAACTCTGTACACGGCTGACTGCCTGTACGGTGTTAACGTATACCGACCCGAAGCTGGTTTCGTTCTCGCAGTCGCAGAGTAACGAACTTAGGGGGTCAGCAATGGCCCCTTTTCCTTTCTTCTCCTTCTTTTCTGCAATAGGACTTTCCGATGTCGAACTATACTAAGACTACAGACTTTGAAGCTAAGGACTCGTTACCTACAGGCGACTCAGGAAAGATCATCCGTGGCGCTGAATTTGAAACAGAGTTTGATGCAATCTCCACAGCTATTGCAACTAAAGCTGACACAGCAGGGCCTACGTTTACCGGAACCTTAACTTTTGAAACTATTTCTGATGGAACTATAAACGTTACTGCATTCGTTGACGAAGACGATATGTCGTCCGACAGTGCAACTCTGGTTCCTACACAGCAGTCCGTAAAAGCTTACGTTGACTCACAAGTTACTGCACAAGACTTAGACTTCCAAGCTGACACTGGCGGTGCGCTTAGTATCGACCTAGACAGCGAAACCATGACCTTCACAGGCGGCACTGGTATTGATACGTCTGGCTCAGGTAATGCTGTTACCTTTGCTATTGACTCTACCGTTGCCACACTGACTGGCACTCAGACGCTTACTAACAAGACTCTCACGTCTCCTGACGTAAATACTCCTGACATCGACGGTGGTACTATCGACGGTACTGTCATTGGTGGCACTACTCCTGCCGCTGTTTCTGCTACTACTGTCTCTGCTACAGGTAACATTACTGTAGACGGTACTGTTGATGGCCGTGATGTAGCCGCAGACGGCACTAAATTGGATGGCATTGAGTCCGGTGCTACTGCTGACCAAACAGCCGCAGAAATTCGCACACTGGTGGATTCTGCTACGGACTCTAACGTCTTTACTGACGCAGACCATACAAAACTAGATGGCATCGAAGCCTCAGCAGACGTAACTGACACAGCTAACGTTACAGCGGCTGGTGCCTTGATGGACTCAGAGTTGACTAGCGAAGCCTCAGTCAAGGCTCTGAACCAAGGCGTAGCAACTACTGACAGCCCTACGTTTGCTGGTTTAGATGTTGGTGGAACTATAGAGTTCGACGGTCTGTCTGGCACAGGCTCAGTCAACGTCACAGACATCCTTGATCAAGATGATATGTCTAGCAACAGTGCTACGGCATTGGCTACTCAACAATCTATTAAGGCGTATGTAGACAGCACTGTAGCGGCAACTAATGAACTTGTAGAGGACACTACGCCACAGCTTGGTGGTGATCTTGACCTTAATAGTCATGACATTACTGGCACAGGCAACATCGACGTTACGGGGAGTATTTCTGCTGACGGTTTGACTGTTGATGTTGCAGACCAAGTTATTATCAATCATAGCGGAGATGGTGGTGGAATTAGAATTGACAGCACCAACAGTACCAATACTGGAAGTTTGCGTTTCGGTGATGACCTAGATAACTACATAGGCGCAGTTGAATACAACCACAGCACCAATACTTTGTCGCTTTATGCGGACAACGCAACAAGAGTAGCTGTTGATAGCTCAGGCATTGACGTAACGGGGAGTGTTGTAAGCGACGGCCTCACGGTAGATGCGTCTACGGCAGTCGTTCAGGCAAGCAATGCAGGCGGCACAACCTCGTTTGAAATCTCCAATACCAATGGTGTTTCTACAGCAAACAACAAGTCTGCATTGTACTTGTCTGCAACAGGGGCAGAAGCAAACGCCGCTAGAATCGAATCGGACTTTACTGGAACCGTAGCCACTAATCACGCCCAAGACTTAAAGTTTTACTATGTCGGCTTAAGCTCTTCACCAACTTTGGGCATGACGCTGAATAGCTCTGGTAACGTCGGTATTGGCACTAGTTCAGCTTTATTTGATGTTTTAACTGTTGATGATACAAATCCTAAAATTAGTATGCGTGACTCAGGTACAGAAAGGGCTTTCTTTGAGGTAGATTCGTCTGACAATTTTGTAATCAATAATAAATCAGCTTCTGCAATGATACTTGAGACTTCCGATACAGAACGCATGCGTATCGACGCGGCTGGCAATGTCGGTATAGGGACTTCGTCGCCTTCGTTTG